TTCCACCCATTCTTTTATTTTTAAGAACTTTTTATGCGCAAGATGTTTCGTGAAACGGGTTACTCGGGCGTAATCTATGTCTTTTTCCCAAACATCGTTGGTTTTGATATAAATTACTTCTCTCTTTTCGTCAGAACAGTGCATAGGACGAACCTTCTGGTCGAGTGCCTTCAGTTCTCTCACAATTACATTTGAGAGACCCTTGACATAGCCATGCTTACCGGTGTAATCCAAGTCTTCCAACTGGATTTGAATGGAATCAATGAACTCATTGATATTCATGGCATCTTTACACGTTTCGTTCAAGAAAAGTTGAAGATTGAATTGATTATTTTGGGTGTTGTTGTTATTATAAATATTCGTATTATTTACAGTATTTGAGTTTTTCGCAAGTTCCATCATATAATTTTGTTGTTCCAACATCATTTCTTTAAATTCTTGATTTTGTTTTACGAGGGTCCATACAAGAGTTGCTTCTTCATTTATGTCTATCTCACCCTCTTCATCGTCGTTTGAATTAACAAAAATTGGTTTTAAATCGTTGTTATTTTTGTCCTTACAAACATTTTTATGCTTCCAAAGACCTGACCTCGTCTTGTATTTTTTCCCACAAGAACATTTGTGCTCGTGGGTAAATAATTTACCCACGGTTTCCAAATGTTTTTCAGTCTTAATATGACGACTCCAATGAGAAAGATGAGAGCATTTATAGTGACAACTTTCACACTGATAAGAACTCACATTTTTTTGGTAAATTTCGTTTCCGTTGGTAAATTTTTTATGTTTCAGTGTGGATAAGTGGATATCCATGTCTTTTTTGCTACTACATGTTATGTCACAAGTTTCGCATCTTAAACTTGGGGGAAAATTTTTACCCAAAACGTTTCCTATTGTTTCCATTTTTATATAAATGTCCGATTTTATTTTTAAGTTTTTTTAAAAACATAAAAAATTTTACAATCACAACATGAAAATCTCATTTTTGATTTGTGACCATTTCAATCACAAGTGAAAATTTTAACTTTTTTCCGGGAAAGCCAAAAGGAAAACCCGTTTTTGGACATTTATAAATGTCCAATTTTCATTTTTGGAGGGGGGTCTTGGAACAAGAAAAAATTCACTTGTGATTGAAAAAAAACAAAAAAATAAAATGAAAATAAAAACAAACCATAACAGTGATTGAATTTTCATGTTTAATAATTTATAAGGTTTTTCTGTATAATTGCTTGTTTGGCGATTGTTTTGATTATTTTTTTCATGGATTCTTGGCATTCGCTTCCATTAAAATGAGTGAAACTTGATGTGATTTGTCCTAGGATATTCAAGTAATCGTCGTTCTTCTTATCATCATGAGCCATACACGTAGGATATTCTTCCACCCATTCTTTTATTTTTAAAAACTTTTTATGCGCAAGATGTTTCGTGAAACGGGTTACTCGGGCGTAGTCTATGTCTTTTTCCCACACATCGTTTGTTTTTATATAAATCACTTCTCTCTTTTCATCGGAACAGTGCATGGGACGAACTTTTTGGTCGAGTGCTTTCAATTCTCTCACAATTACATTTGAGAGACCCTTGACATAGCCATGCTTACCGGTATAATCCAAGTCCTCTAATTGGATTTGAATGGAATCAATGAACTCATTGATATTCATGGCATCTTTACAGGTTTCGTTCAAGAAAAACTGAAGATTAAATTGATTATTTTGAGTGTTGTTGTTTGCGTTTGTAATATTATTTATAACTGTTGTAGGTTTCAACATAATCTCTGCTAAAAACTTTTGTTGTTCCATCATCATATCTTTGAAATCTTGGTTTTGTTTTACAAGAGTCCATACAAGTTCGGCATCTTTGTCTATTTCTTTTTCCAAATCAGTTTCTTCTAAAACGTGTTTACAGACTTTCTTATGCTTCCAGAGACCAGACCTTGAATTGAACGATTTTCCACAAGAGCATAATGGTTTGGCAGCAAGAATTTCCGTGCCGGTTTCCATATGTTTTTCTGTTGAAATATGGCGTTCCCATTGTGATTTATGAGAGCATGAGAAGTAACAACTTTCACAGAAAAAAACGGCATTATTTTTCTTGTTTTCTACGTTTCCAAAAACCTTGTTTTCGTGCCGTCGAGTGGATAAGTGGGCAATCCAATTACTTTTTTTAAAGCATTTTACATCACAAATTTCGCAGTAATATTCGGCATTTGTTTTCTTGTTTATTTTGTTTCCATTTGTTTCCATTTTTATATAAATGTCCGATTTTATTTTTAAGTTTTTTTAAAAACATAAAAATTTTTACAATCACAACTTGAAAATTCAAAAAATGAAATGAGAGCATTTCAGTCACAAGTGAATTTTTTCTTTTTTTTCCGGGAAAGCCAAAAGGAAAACCCGTTTTTGGACATTTATAAATGTCCAATTTTCATTTTTGGAGGGGGTCTTGGAACAAGAAAAAATTTCACTTGTGACTGAAAAACAATAAATATAATGTAATGTTATTTTTATTACTATAAACAATGTAAGTTAATAAAAATAATAATTTTTTCATTTTTTTCTACTTTCTCTCCTTTCTCTTTGTTTTTCTATGTTTTCTATGTTTTACATGTCTACGTTTTGAAGACTTACGACGACGAGAACGTCTAGGTTTTTTACCACCATGCATTCCCATTTTCAATAATTCTCTTCTCATAATACGAATCGTTCTCTCATCAGGGTCAGAAATAACATCGGTTTCATGTTGTAAAACAGAACACGAAAAATCCACCAATATAATGTTTCGAACTCCTTTTTCATATAACATCTTGACAATTTCTTCCAAAGAAATAGCCGAAGTTCCATAATGTGTTCTTCCAGCCATAAGACGCATTAAATCAGGATATCCTACAACATTCAGTACGGATATTTTGAAATCCCATGGACTTTCAAATTGCTCAGTACTTTCTTCACGAATATATTGTTTATTAATAACTTTTTTTGACGCAGGTATTGTTCTAGATTTTTTTCGCGTATTTTCAAAAACACTTACTGGGTAATTTTTATCAAATGCGTTCAAATAGGCTTCGTCCAACCGAATATCGGATTCCATATCTTTTCCTTCGTCATCTTCATCTTCTTCTCCATATTCATCGTATTCGCCCTCAAATGGGACTGTAGATGGAGATGCCATTTTTTGGCGTTCTTTTTCCATTTCTAGTTCTCTTTTTTTTTGACGAACATTTTTTTCTACTTCTTTCATAATATTTTCCTTGTCTTCTTTACGTAAAAACCAACCACTTTTTGTGCGAAAGCAGCGCTACTTGGTTCTTCTTCGCGGGTTTTCAACCACTGTATAAGCATTTCATTATAAAAATCCGAGTCATCCGACGACATAATATTACAAACACCGGGAACAACGGAACTAATTTTTGTTAAAGTCATTCCAGGAGGTAGCGTAAACATGGCAGGTTGTCCTTTTTTATCGAGAGGTATTCTTCCGTGTGTAGTTACAGTAATAATAACTGTTTTTGGAAATGTTAACCCCTCCATAAAATAAACAAATATAATATATAAAGAGGGGAACCTAGGGCTGGTTACACTACCCTACGACCCCTCCTGATAACTTTATTTTACAAAAATTATTAATCGCATTCAAAATTTTTACTAAAAACAATATTGCTTTTGTGTCTTCATTAGTTAACAAACGTGCAAAAACAAAACAATATGATGCGTTGAAGTTGCGTATTTAAAGATGCAAGTAAACATATTAGTTTATATCTAGACATATTGTATATTTACAATGACCGAAGTAAGTATGACCGAAGTAATTCTAATACCAGAAGAACATTCCAACCCACAACTTACACATATGCTTGTTCCAACTGTAAAAGAATATATACAAAACGGAAACTTCAACTTAAAAAAAATTTTAAATTATTCCGAAGGGAATAAGTTAAATGAGTTTTACACAAAGATTTATAGAAACGATGTTAATAAAACGCTTTCTATGGTGGAAGAAAGCAAAAAAGTGCTAGAACGCAACCCTACACTATTTCGATGCGTAAAATACATGACTAGTTTGTTGGTAGAGTTGCAAAATTGCTTAGATTTTGTTCGTAAAACTCAACAAGAAGGACGAGACATAAGAAAAATGCGGGGACTACAAGGATTGCCATTTAACGAACAATATTTAACACGAATATTGTTTGAAGGGTATAAGTTTCAAGACTTTATTTGTTATGAGCAAGACATTGTAATGGGTTACGAATCATTTTATAATATGTTAAACACTGCGTATATAGATGCTTTGCTTGGAAGACCTGCTTATGAAGAAAATTTGAAAATTGCACTGAGTAATGCCACGCGCTATTTTTCAGAGCGTTGCGCCTATGATGATTTTTTTACACAAACATTGGATACATTGATTGGTATGAATTCACCGGAAGAGAGAAAACCTTTTATTATAGAAACTCGGAGATATTTGCGTAATAAAAGAGACACGATGACAATGGAAAGAATAACGGAAGCAGTTACATCGAGAGAATTAGAACTTGTGATTATTTATGTTGGAGCAAGTCACTATGATAGTTTGAAACAAATGGTTGAACTCAATGAAACTATGAGAATGTCTGATATACAACCGACAATTGAATCCCTTGTAAGTCCATTGTTGGGTCTTGCTAGGTCTCTAAACCAAACCCATTATTCAAGTTCAAGAGAGAAGAAGACAACCTCTGCCTCTGTGGCTGTCTCATTGGATGACTTACTCTTACAAACCACCGGACTTGGTAAACATAAACGTAGTAAAAAGAAAAGACGCAAGCAACGTAAACGAACTAAACGCGCCCGCATTATCCACCGGAAACCCAGGAAGATGATAACAGTTTTTAATCAAGAAATCTTATGATGGGAAAAGGTAAGGAATTAGAATTCCCCGAAGGGCGGGGAGGTTGCCAGGGGTCGGCTACGCAGTCCGGGGGTTCCCCCTAAAACGTGCGTATTCTCTGAAAAAAAACAAACTGTCATAACTATAGATGTCGAAGTTGGCCGTTATTTACGCGTATTTTGAAAAAACCGAAGAATACAGAACCAACTTGGACTATTTTGTGAAAAAAGGAGTATATCCAAATGATGAAAATATAGACTATTATTTCGTGGTAAACGGAGAAACAAATTATGTGTTTCCCGAATACAACAATGTTCAACTTGTATATAGAGAGAATGTAGGTTTTGATTTTGCGGGTTATAACTGCGGAATACAGTTGGCAAAAAATGCGCAAACCACTTATGATTATTATTTTTTTATAAATACGTCTTGTAGAGGGCCATTTATACCTGAATATTGCGAGAGAATGAAATGGACAGAACCATTTCTCAACCTATTTAAAAAAGACGAAACCATAAAATTAGTGGGTTCCACTATAAATATGCTAACATGGAGTTTTCGACCTCATGTCCAAAGTTATATGTTTTGCATTCAACAAGACGCGTTAAAATATATAGAAGACACAAGTAATGTCTTTGAAAAGAGTTATGATAATATTATGGATGTTGTTGGAAACCAAGAAATAGAACTAAGTCTATGTTTGTTGAGAAATGGTTGGAATATTTCTTGTCTTTTACCTGAGTGGCAAAATATAAATTATTCACTCATGTTAAAACAGTTAGTAGAAGGAGGAACATATTCTTCGATTACAATCAATAACCGAACATATAACGGAACGTTCTACGATGGTGACATAACGTGGCCAGGGAAATTGTGTTTTGGAAGAGATATTCATCCATATGAAGTCGTATTTATAAAGACGGAACGAGGCGTATCATCCGACGAAATAAAATCTCTCAGTGGGTCGGTTCTTTAACAAAGGTGTTCTTTAAGTATTTTATAATATTATATTTTGGATAGGGTCTTTAAATAGAATATAATATTATATTTTCTGGTCGGTTTCCGGCTAACGTAAATTTTTGACATGCGTTAAAAACGCAGCATCATTAATTTGTTTTCTCTCGGCGTATTTCGCCTCTATCATGAAATCCACCATTTGGCACAATTTCTCTCGTTCACATTGTATTTCTCTCAATTCATCGGTCAGAATATTGTACAAGTAGTATTTGCGCTTTTTGGCGTCTTCGTTGTTCGCCACCACGTTCATTTCATTAGGGGGAACCCCCGGACTGCGTTGCTGACCCTGGCAACCTCCCCGCCCTTCGGGGAATTCTAATTCCTTACCTTTTCCAATGATAAGATTTCTTGATGAAAACCTGTTATCATTTTCCTGGGTTCCCGGTGGATAATGCTGCATTTCATACAAATACATATAGAGAGCCAACTGTAAATGATGTTCTTTGCTGAGAGAACCCACACATTTAAACTCAAAAATAGCGTCATCAAAAATGCAGTCTACGTAACCAAGAATACCATGAATGTGTTTCGGCAACTTATGATGATGAAACATATAAGGTTGTTCCATCTTAACATCTTTGGTAAACCCAAAATTCCGTATCATTCTCTCTACACATTCTTCCAAAACCGGTTTTTCTAACCAGTTATAATCTTGGATTTGTTTCAACTTGAAAATAAACCCCGACTTGTATGCGTTCCATTGGTTCGCCAAACACAACAAATCTCCGGGTCCCGACTTGGCGTCAAACTCTACCATCTCTCCAATGGGACAGTTCTCTCGCAACTGTTCTGTAAAAGAGATAGACCCCTTGAGAATATATTCTAAATAGGACGGTATGGCTTCTCCAGTAATTTCGCTTACTTGTTCTTTCAAATCACCTTGACTGACTTTTACAGGAATATTTACTTTCAAATGCGCCTTTTGTAAGGAAACCACATCCAAATAATTATAACATTCATCCACCACACCTTGTGGTAAATGGCGTAAAATATCGCAAACCGCAATTGTTTTTTGTTTGAGTTTCCGTGCATTATCCATATTCAAGTTGATTTCTGAATACCGCACCACATGACAATAGTCTTCAAGTTTCTCCCGATCTAAAAACGGAAAATAGTCGTATTTTCTCTCATGAATTAAAACCAAATGTTCTTTGGCTCTCGTGGCTGCTACATAAATCTCATTCGGACAAACTGCCATTTTCGTATTTTTTTTATAAAACTTAAAATAGGAATTATCAAATCCAAAAACAAGAACGACTTTTCTCTCCAATCCTTTGGATTGATGAAAGGATGAAAATACTAATTTGTGTTTGAGTATTTCTTCATCCAATTTGATATCATCCCCAGTAGGAACATAAATTGGCACATCAAGTTCTCTCTTGATTATATTTTCTAACATACAAACTGGGGACGCAGATTGTCGGAGAGAAGGTGCCAAGATGAAAATATCGTCGGGTAAATAACCCATTTCTAAATATTCCTTTACTTCATCAAACAAGAAACGAACTTGGTTGTAAGAATCGCAAATAATATAACGAGGTTTATATTGCGAGGACTTGAGAGAAATCATCCGCGTTTCTCTCAACAAACAATGGTTGACAAAATCGGCCATTCTATCCGTGATACGAAAACTGCGATTGAGTTTACATTCAGTCCAAGGTAAGTCGTTGAAAGTATAAATCTTTGACGAAAATGTGATGAAACGTTGGTCGGCGCCATTGAAATCGAAAATACTTTGTTTTTCATCTCCTAATATACATATTTGAACGGGATTTGTTCGAGCACAACCGCAACCATTATCCCGAAAAATTTTACAAATAAGTTCAAAATAGAGGAAGGATATATCTTGGGCTTCATCCAAGATGATAAAATCATAACAAAAGGGATTCATCGAAGTCGCGCCCCTTTGTAACAAGATACGGATTTCGGAGTCGGTATAACATTCGCGGTCGTAATATTTCACACAAAAAGAGTGATAACTATGTGTTTCCAAGTTGGGTATATCCAGTTGGGCAACTTTCTCTCGCGTTTCTAGTTTGAGTTTGGAATTATAGGTGAGGAGTAAAATATTTTTATCTGAGAAATGTTTGGCAATATGAAGATTGCAAGTTGTTTTTCCACTACCAGCAACACTATCAATGACGACGTTATGTTGGTGTCGTAGGGCGTCAATGACGCGTTCTTGTTCTTTGGACATGGGTGGAAGATTATTCATAAATATTCTAATAAATGTTGAGTGAAATACTTTTAACACTGTTCGTTTCTTTAAATGGTTTTTTTCCACTTTTTTAAAAAGTGGAGCAAAACCCTCTTTTTTTACTTTTTCTCTGTTTTCTCTGTTTTTTCTGTTTTATTTGTTTTCTCTGTTTTCTCTGTTTTGCTCAACTTTTTCTAAAAGTGGATGTGGATATGGATAAAAATTGTTTCCTGAAACAATTTAAATAACAGAAGCAAAACAAATATATAATTACTATGGAAACACAAGAACAAGAACTCGTAAAATCATTTACTCAGCATTATCCACCGGGAACCCAGGAAGATGATAACAGTTTTTCATCAAGAAATCTTATCATAGGAAAAGGTACTGAATTAGAATTCCCCGAAGGGCAGGGAGGGGGTAAGGGGGAACCGGGGGTTCCCCCTACATTTACAGAAACGTTGATTGACGCGCAAGCAATACAACCCAATCAAACTTGTGTAATATGTTATAGAAAATTCGTGCGTTTAACGTATAAGGAATATAAAGATTTTTTGAGAGAAAATACGAATTGCGAATATTATCAACTGAAGGAAAACAAAGAGGAATTGAACGGACTGTTTCAAGCATTGGAACTATGTTATGATGTGCGGTTTGAATGTGTAACATGTAGTAGTTGTGTATGTTATGGTTGTGTTCCCAAAATGAAGGGATTGATGATAGAAGACCCGTTTATGGATGAGTACGAAGAATTTATGGGGAAACGATATCCAGGTGACCCACCAGGACTTTATCCCGGAGTGATGGGAAAAGACGGTCCAGTAACATGTCCAATTTGTAGAACCAAGGATTATCGCGAATATTATACGAGACAGACACGGGGAAATATTCCAGAAAATATATTACGAGAGATAAAGAAGGGCGTGCGTCTTTAAGTAGAATAAAAAATATATTATTTATAGTTCGAAAAAAAATTGAAAACCACATCTAGACAACACTAGAAAAGCAATAATATGGGGAAACAAATTAAAACCGCAGCGCGCATTGTGCGTTCTTGTCACAGCGCCGCCGCGCCAAAACTCACTGAAAACAAGTGTAAATTAAAATCCAAACCCAAACCCAAAATATTGATAAATAATTCAATATCACAATACATTTTACAAAATAAAAAAATAAAACTCATAAAACAAACCTATCCAGACTGTGGATATGTTTATGTAGTTGAACATAAAGACCCAAGGTCTCCGTATTTTATGAAATGTGGGATGACGAAGGATAGACTGGAACAAAGAATGAAAGAGTTGTGTAAAACGACAAATTCACCGAACAATTACATTCCGAACCAACTAATAAGAGCAGTATTTGTGCCAAATCATAGACAATTTGAAAAAGAAATGCATGATGAGTTTGCACATTATAGAAAACAAGGAACCGAATGGTTTGGAATAGAAGGAAATAAAAAAGAAGATAGAATCGAGTATGAAAAACTGAACAATAGTATTATGTCACGTATAAAAAATAAGGCGAAAAAATGCGGCGGCGTTACACTTAAAACGCCCTTTCTTTAGCAGGGAACCCAGGACCGCGTAGCTGCCCCCATTGCGCTTCGCGCAATAAGGTTGAGGTCGCAAAGCGACCTCCGACCCTGCGACCCCTCCTGATAACTAAGTAGTTCAATATAATTTAAGTCTCACTCGAAAAAATCGCAAATTAAAAAGTTGTGATGATTCTTTAAGAATCCATTTTTTGGAAATATAATTGTTTTTTATAGGGAAGGAGGGGGCGAGCGGGGGAACCTTGGTTCCCCGCTAAAAAAATTGAATAAGAATTTAAACACAAAACACGTAGAATAAACAAACCAATGCCACGCACTGTAGAAAACCCCGAAGAATTTCGAAACAACATACGCACCAAAATCAACGAGTTGATTGGAAGTGAAAAAAAGAGTGTAAATTTGGAAATCGGTGTGTATAATTATGCGCTCAAGGAATCAAACAATCGAAGGGTTGTGAAAAAGTGGGATAATCCTTATTTCGTGCAAATTTATACAGACAGATTACGAAGTATTTATATAAACTTGAAAGACGCTGCCCTACTAGAACAACTGAAAAATGGAACCATAAAATCTTCTACCATTGCTTTTATGACTCATCAAGAAATGAAACCCGAAAAGTGGGATAAGTTGATACAAGAAAAGATGAAACGTGACAAGAACAAGTATGACACAACGATAGAAGCCGCATCCACTCATTTCAAATGCCGCAAGTGTCATAACAATAAGTGCACCTATTATCAGATGCAGACACGATCCGCGGATGAACCCATGACAACTTTTGTGAGTTGTATTGAATGTGGTAATCGTTGGAAGTGCTAAATCCACTTTTAGAAAAAGTGGAGCAAAATCCACCCTCTTGCTCAACAGTCAATTTGGTACAAATATCGCACACATATTTGGCGCACGTATCTTGGTGTAAAAACTTGACTGAAAGTAAAAATATGGACACAAAAATTCTTGCGTCAAATATATGCGCGATATAGTAGGGAATCTGGTTTCCTCGCTAAAAAAACGCAAAAGAAAAAACACATAAACAACATTATATACTTAAAGAACCCCAACGTCCCCAATATTTTTTTACAGAAAAAACACACCTCCAAATACAACATGCGTATAGGTGAAACCATATTGCGAGTTGTTTTTTCATATATAATTTCCTTCAAAATTTCATCGGGATAATCCGCATGAATTTTTCGCAAAAACATAGAAAACCGGTTTTCCTTGAAATAATTTTCTATAAATGCGCGATCCGTGGAAGTCACACTATGAAATACATAAGGACTCGTCGCGCTCGTCATTCGGTTCCAATCCGTAATTGTTGTATTTTCATTGTAAATTTTTGAACGCAACCTACCATATTTTCCTAATATAATGGCGAACACGCTTTCATTCGCAACATCTCCCCTACAAATCATATGATATTCTTTGTTACATTGTTGAACGTATTTGAAACACAAATCAACGTCGGTTCGAGTAAGAACAAACCATGGACTATTTGCGAGATGATACTCAACTGGAAAATATTTCAAATTTGCGCGATTACTATATTGAGGATTCCACCATATAGGTTGACACTTTATAAATGTATGGTTGTAGTGTGTCAAAAACATTTCACGAAATTTAACGGGAGAAATGATGGGGACACAAGATTCCGTTAAAAAACAAAACCATTGGTTGTCTTTATCCATGATAGACGCGTAATACATTAGAGCAAAGTATGCGGGAACACAATGAAGATAGTCTGTTGGCATAGTGTATTTGTACGGCATTGCGTGTTTTCTAATCCAAGGAGATGTTATTTTCAACGGGTCTTTGTAATGAAAATATATATTGAATAAGTCACTGTTTTGAGAAATCCATTCTATCCATAAATCCTCCTTGTTTACTTTATGGTCGTAACTAATGATGAAACACAACGCTACTTTCATTTTATAAATAAGAACTATATTGTCTTTATTTATAAATAATTCAATAAAAATATAATAAATTAGCAATTGTAACCAGCGTAGCAGTCCTAGGTTCCCTGCTAGAAGTGTATATTCTCCAAGTCACGCAAATACCAATACTCACAACCGCCTCCTGGTGTAGGTCGCCGAATAATGAAAGGAATTCTCTTTTCACGTAACTCCATCTCCGCAATGACATAACCATCGATAACATTTGGCGGAACTTTCACAAATGCTCTGGCACCCGAATTGATTTGCTTGGCGCGTTGTCCGAGAACACGTGTCTTTTCATATTTCGTCAAAAAGGGTGATGTTTTATGAAGGTCGTCTATAATATTTCCCGCCTTATCGCGAACCACAAGACAAAGAGCAAGGACTTCTTCATAGTTGTGTGCGACACATTCGGGATGAAACTCGGCAATATAATTTTTATTCACATCCTTGTCAAATTTTTGTAAATAATACTCGTCCTCATCATCGTCGTCATCATCATCACTGCCAATATTAGAAACTGGTTTAAAAATCGGTTTTTTTGTTGCGACCGAAGATTTGTCCTTTTTCGGTTTTTTTATAGTTTCTTCTCCACCATCTTCTGGTTCGTCCGCGTCTACATCATCATCATCACTATCTGGAATACTTTCAACCTCGGAATTTTCGTCGTCTAAATCATCCAACGGTTCGGGTTCTTCGTCATCGTCGTCGTCTCCATTTCCCGCATCGTCTTTACTACCTCCAAGAAGTGGACCTTTTCCAACAACAATTTGACCTCCTATTTTGAAACTATTGATTGGTTTTTTTGTCACCAACGCACCTCCATTGTAACTATCCTCGGAATCACTATCCACATCACTTGCACCACCGCTATATTCAGAATCAGACATGTCTCTATTATTATTATACCATAATACTTTTATATCAAATTTCTATCAATTTTTTTTGCAGGGAACCAAGGGCTGGTTACAATTGCTTTGCAACCCTGCGACCCCTCCTTTTACAATATTTATATATCTTAATTCAAACTAGTAACGATTTTTATAACTATATCTTAAAAATCGTTAATGCAAGTTGAAGTCTCGTTTTTTGAAATATATTTACACCCTTGAAGATTGTAAACCGCCTTTGGCGGTTATGTCTTCAAGGGCAACGTTACCGATAAATGAGTTAAAACGCACCCGTAGGGTGCGGATTTAAATCTTCATCGGTGTAAAATAATCAAATTGCTATCCTTGTTCGTCCGTTTTCCAAACCGCATCACACGTAGAACACAAGTAAACATATTTCATATTGACCTCATCATAACGAATATAAATAATTTCTCTTTCTTCGGGTTTGGCATCTTCGTGGTTTGTGTCGCACTCACTATTCACACAAGCAATGTTGTTGATTCTTGGCAACGTAGGATCCAACTTCGTATATTTGTTGATAATATGCGAAAAATTGTGATCCGTATTTTTCGCAGAAATCTTGGAAATCGATATGGATGTTGAATCCGTTACTGCTTCTTCTGTACCACAGTTTCTACAATAATGAATGAGTTGATTTGGGTTATCCGAGTTGATACGGATATAGTACATGTTTTGGCATTCGCTACAAAATCGCATTGTCTTATTATTATACTATACTATTCATAGTTATTTTTAATTCAATTTTTTCCACTTTAAAAAAGTGGAGCAAATAGACCACTTTAAAAAAGTGGAAAAAATATGTTGCGATTTTTAACCTACAGCGTGTTTGCCGTTTCAACATAGTTCTCATACAATTTCGGCCAGTCAATTTTTACATTGACCATGGAATACATTGATGTGGATAGTTTGAACGCCTCCGCATTATCAACCTTCTTTTTCTCTAATATATCCATCATAGCATCTTTGTGTTTCAAAAAT